AAAAAGGTAAATACAGAGCGATTGCATCTGGTGCTATAGCTAATGGTAAGCCTGTTATTGTAAATAGTGACGGTACTGTTGGCAGTTCTGTGTCTGATACACCTAGCGCAGGAACAGAAGTAACATTTGAAGCTGGAAGTATAGATGCTGGTACTCAAAGTTTATCCAGTGCTTTTGATAGCAATAGCAATCGTGTAGTTTTTGCATATAGAGATAGTGGTAACTCAGATTATGGGACTGCTATCGTAGGTACAGTATCAGGATCATCTATTAGTTTTGGTACTCCTGTTGTGTACGAAAGTGCTGAAATTACTTATCCTGTTTGCACTTTTGACAGTAACAGTAATAAAGTTGTAATTGCATATACTGATAATACACCTAGCCCAAACGATGGTAATGCTATTGTAGGAACGGTAGATTCTTCTGATAACTCTATTTCTTTTGGATCTCCAACTGTTTTTGACAGTGCTACAGTAGGTTATTTGAGTATGACTTTTGATAGCAACAGTAATAAAGTTGTTATTGTATATCAAGATAATGGAAACGGTAACTACGGAACAGCCATAGTTGGAACAGTATCTAGTACTTCAATATCTTTCGGCAGTGAAGCTGTTTTTGAAAGTGCTTCATCTTTACATATGAATCCTGCATCCACAGTTTTTGATAGCAACTCTAATAAGGTAGTAATTCTTTACAATGATAATGGAAACTCAAATTATGGTACAGCAGTCGTAGGAACAGTTTCTGGAACTTCAATTAGTTTTGGATCTCCTGTTGTATTTCAAAGTTCTTATACACATTATCCAGGAGCAGCTTTCGATAGCGACAATAATAAAGTTGTTATATTTTACCTCGATCAAGGAGCAAGTGTTTTTAAATCTATTGTTGGAACTGTAAGTGGCACATCTATTAGTTTTGGTACTGCTACAAGTTCTGGTTTGACAAATGGTTATACTCCTGGCGTTTGTTACAACACTAGCACTGACAAAGTTAATGTGTTTTATAAAAAGTATGCTAGTCCTAATGAGGGTGTTTTTCATAGCGGAACTGTAAGTGGCACATCTATTTCATTTGATAGCGCAATAACAATTACTAGTGATGCTGTGCATAATACTACAGCCGTTTTTGACAGCAACTCAAATAGAACAGTCTTGGGATACAGAGATGGTGGTGATAACAAAGGAAAGAGTGTTGTCATGTCACCTACAACTTCTAACCTCACTACAGAAAACTACATAGGCATAGCTAACTCCTGTTCATTTCATGGTAATACAGAAACAATCACAGTGACTGTAGCTAGTGGTATATTTTACTTAGATGGTGTAGCAAACCCTGTTATACAGTTACTAAAAGGACACACATATATATTTGATCAGGCCGATAATACTAATGATGGTCATCCTTTGCACTTTAAAGATTCAGGAGGAAGTCAGTATACCACTGGTGTAACCGTTACAGGTACAGCAGGAACTTCGGGTGCTAAAGTAACTATAGTTATAGCTAGTGATGCAACGGAACCAACTAGATATTATTGTACGGTTCACGGTAATGGTATGGGTAATACAATAAATTTAAGTGACAGTTTTGTAAATGTAGATGTAATAGGAACAGTAAATGATCAACAGTCTAGCCTAACAGCAGGACAACAGTACTTTGTACAAACTGATGGTACACTAGGTGAAACAGCAGATAGCCCTAGTGTATTTGCAGGTACTGCAATATCTGCAACAGAATTAGTAGTGAAGGAATAAAAAATGATGGGCGAGATATCACCAGTAATTTTTTGGAACGTAG